CTCAGATCGAAGCAGAAGGAGCTAAGATCCTACAAGAGTCGGCTGAGATGTTGAATCCGGACCTGCCGCTGTATCCTAATCCCACTCGAGACTGCTCGTGGGACTGCGGATTTCGGACAGCTTGTCTGCACCTGGACAGCGGCCTTGATTGGCAACATGAGCTCGAGATGAGCACCCAAGACCGAGAAGAGGAAAACACAGCATGGCGGACGAGAATCAAGTATCCGGAGACAATCTATCTACCACCGCAACGACGACTACGGAGACTCCCGTCGCGGCGTCGCCTAGCGCTAGTCAATCCGCCCTAAGAGAAGGAGCCAACGTACGAGCAGCAGGAGGCACTCAAGTATCAACAACAGCTCCTCCTAGTACACAGGGCTCTACTTCTAAGACTCAGTCGCAGACTCAGTCAGCACCTCTCGCAACAGCGGCAATCACTCAGCCAGGAGGTACTACAGGCTCGCCTGCATTCATCATCCCTACTAAGAAGGCTCAACTGCCATACATCAAGTCGCTCTTCTACGGAGAGTATGGTGCAGGGAAGACTTACCTCTGTGGTACGAGCGTAAGCGTACCAGAGATGAACGATGTACTGATGATCAGCGCTGAAGGAGGTGACCTTACACTACACGATCCAGAAGGCATACATGACTTTGAGATGATCGACGTCGTTAAGGCCTTCGACTATAAGACAGTTGCCCGCATCTACGACTTTCTGAAGGCTCACTGCAGCCTACGTGACAACACAGACCCGGAAAGTATTGCTCGCCTGAAGAGGCTCCAGAAGATCGTCATGCCGGATATGGAAGATGATGAACGCATCAGACGATATCGTACGGTCATCCTGGATAGCCTCACCGAGACTGAAGTGTACTGCATGAATCAGCTGACGGGAGTAACAAACGAGACTAGGATGGACGAAGAGGTAACGCCTGCTGAGTGGGCACAGTATCGCCAACAGCATACGATGATCCAGCGTCTGATCCGCAACTTCCGAAATCTTCCCATGCATGTCATGTTCACAGCAGCGAGAGGGTACATCCAGGACGAACAGAAACGCCAGCTATTTTCGCCCATGATGACAGGGAAACTCAGCTCACTGATCCAGGGCTTTATGGATGTGGTTGGCTACCTTGTTCTTGGGCAAGCAGAAACGGACGACACGCCTGCGCCGCGGAGGTTATACGTCCGTCCCAACACTCGCTACGCAGCGAAGTGTCGGTTAACTCCCTTCCGCGGCAACTTCTTCGACAACCCAACTATGGGTGATATCCTTACCAAGACGGGCTTGCTGAAGAAGACGACTACGACGACGACGGCGCCGACTGTTGCTACAAAGGTAGCTGCAGAGTAAGTGACTAACTGACTACATCAACACCTAAAGCTAGGCCTTAACGGCGCTAGCAAGAGGAGAATAACATGACGATGAGTGGTACGTTTGAAGAAGATCGTTTCGGGATGGAGACGGAGGACTCCGGAGACACCCTGTACGTATCTATGGGAGAAGTCGACGACTCTGGCTTTAAGCCGGTACCTCGAGGTCTCTACGACGTGGCTCTGTCTCAGCTGGACTTCGGATTCAGCCAGCGCTCCAACAACCCAATGTGGACGTGGGTTTGGGAGGTAGAAGAAGGCGAGTATGCGAATCGTAAGTTCTTCTACCACACGGTCTTCAATGAGCAGGGGATGCCAAGAGTAAAGCGGACTCTTGCGAGGATCAAGACCGACGATGGCTATGAGGCAGAGCTTCTCGCTGCTCCACGTTTCTCTCCCGAGAACGTGGCCAACGAAGGGCGTCTGCTAGGAGCGCGTGCTCGTCTGAGGATTGATATTCGTAAGTACGAGGGGCAGCCTCGCAACAACGTGAGGGATGTTCTCCCTCCACAGGCCACAGGGGCTGAGTCGGGCGGCTTCGCCGGCGTCTAATCAACCACGCAACTGGAGCAGTCGAAAGGTAGCTCGGCTGCTCCTTTCTTTTACCCAGAGGTGCGAGGCACAAAACAATGACAGTAGCACACATAGCGCGTCGTACGTATGTACTTCACAGTGGCGGTATCGACAGCTCCACAGCACTTGCTAAGGCAATCCGTGACTCGGACACGTTTGACGAGGTCATCTCGGTCTCCGTCAACTACGGTCAGAGACATCTGAAGGAGATTGACTACGCCAATCAGTTAGCTGCTCACCTGAGCATCGAGCGGCTTATCGTTGATATGTCCAGACCTCCAAAATCGATGCTCACAGACTCTCATGCTGCAGTCCCTGAAATGTCATACGCCGATATCCAAGGGATGTCTCCCACTTACGTCCCGTTCAGGAATGGACAGCTGCTCTCCCGAGTCGCAGGAGTAGCTCAGGGATGGATCCTGAAAGGTACCAACGAACCTCGAGAGGCTACGATTTGGTTTGGAGCCCATGCAGAGGATGCACATAACTGGGCATATCCAGATTGTACGCCTGAGTTCATAGGTGCAATGGCCAACGCCATCTACATCGGCACGTACTTCAAAGTACGACTGGTAGCCCCTTTCATGCACTACAGTAAAAGCCAAATCGTTACTGAAGGCTTCAAGCTGAAGGTGCCATACGAGATGACGTGGTCGTGTTACAAGGGCGAGGAGTTGCATTGTGGCAAATGCCCTACATGCATTGCTCGCAAGGAAGCCTTCGTCACCGCAGCAGTCTACGACCCTACGAGGTATGCAGCATGACCCTTAATCTGACAAAGGGACAGGAGCAAGAGATGACACCAGAGCAAGAGCCACTACTGCAGTTCTTCGAATACGAGCACCTTCGTGATGACCTGCAGCCAGTCTCGCTAAGGTTCCATGACCTAGCACACGATCTTGTCAACATCCTACCTCGCAATCCTGAACGTACGGCTGCCTTACGCAAGCTGCTAGAATCGAAAGACTGTGCAGTGAGGGCGAAGCTCTATCAGTAGCCACCCACCCCACCCCACGCGGAGGAAACGTAATGTCGTTCAGCATCAGGCGCACCATTGAAATTGACATGGGCCATCGTGTACCAACACATGGCAGTAAGTGCTGGAACCTCCATGGTCACCGATACGTGATAGAAGCAGAAGTCAGATCTATCAAACTGCAGACCAAGGGTGTTGAAACTGGGATGGTAGTAGACTTCGGATTCCTGAAGCAGTTCATGATGGCTCAGATCCACGACTTCTGTGATCATGGACTCTGCCTATGGGTACGTGATCCTGTACTGAACATCTTCATGTCTAAGAACACGGAAGAAGCAGTCAGGACTACGTGCGACAACGAAGGATGGAGTTTCATACCTGAGCGCAAAGACATCGGCCAGTTTAAGATGCTAGTCGTTCCGTTTGTTCCAACTGCAGAGCATCTGGCGGAGTTCTGGTTCAGTCGACTTCGACTACCTATCGAGCAGCACAACTCTAACGTCAGACTGGCTCGCCTCTATGTATGGGAGACGCCTAATAGTGTGGCAATTTTCCCTTCCCACGCCACTGTGGAGGTATCAGCCAATGCCTGAGAAGATTATGGTGTCCGAGATATTCGGTCCTACAATTCAGGGAGAGGGTGCGCTCATCGGCCAAACCAGTCACTTCATCCGATTTGCAGGATGCTCCTATCGATGCTCCTGGTGCGATAGCATGCACGCTGTGGACCCAGACATCATACACGCTACTGCCAAGAGGATGGACGAAGAAGAGATCATAGACCAAATCAACCTACTAGGCAGTAGCGACACAGCTAAGTGGGTTACTCTGAGTGGCGGTGATCCGCTACACTGGGATCTCAAGGGGTTAGTCCTAACACTGAGCAGAGATCTCCAACTGAAGGTAGCGGTGGAGACTCAGGGGGCATTCTTTAACTCCTGGCTACTCCCCTGTGATCTGATTACCTGCTCGCCTAAGGCTCCCTCCTCTGGAATGACGAGCAGAACAGACTACGCAATTCTGGATAAGTACGCCGAATTGTACAAAAAGGTTGTTTTCAAGGTAGTTGTATTTGATGAGGCCGACCTTGAGTTCGCCAAGCATATCCACATGCGCTACGTAGGTGTGCCATTCTATATCTCGTGTGGTACTCTAGTCTACGGCAGCAACCGATCGGCCTTCCTCATGACACAGGACATTATGGGACGCTACAAGTGGCTTGTGGATACAGTTCTGGGAGATCCCGATCTAGTAGATGCAACGGTTCTTCCGCAGCTACACGCAATGCTCTGGGGAAACATGAAGGGGAAGTAACTAATGGACGACTATAGAGTAACGGACGACAATAACGGCAGGATCGAATACTACGACCCCGAGATACACATCAGGTACTTGCTAGAGTACGTGTACGGTCCTAACCTCTCACCTGAGGCATACGCTAAAACTCCTAGCCGAGTACTTCGGTACTTATTAGAGTTCAATCAGCCGTGCGATGCTATTGAGGTTCTGGGCGACCTATTCGACGGTCCGCTAGCTGAGGGCATACACGGTCTAGTCGTTCAATCTAACATCCCGTTTAGGATGATGTGCGAACACCATCTACTCCCTGCTACAGGATCTGCCTTTCTCGGATACATCCCAGATGGGAAGGTCGTAGGGCTCTCAAAACTGGCGCGCCTGGTTGACGCAATTGCGTTAAGCAAGCCTAGTATGCAGGAGAGAATATGCGAGACGATAGCGGATACACTCAACACTCATACCCGCGCCAAAGGGGTCATCTGCGTAATCGATTCGATGCACACCTGCATGGCGTGCCGCGGTATCAACACACCCGAGATAATTTCCACTACCTCCTGCGTGCGTGGGGTATTTCGCGATGTGCCAGCAGCGAGATCCGAATTCTTCAGCATCATCAACCGCCAACGGAGATAACAACCGATGGCCAGTCATCGTGAACTCGTAGACATCTCCGGTGAGCTATGTTCCCCCTTCGAGACAGAGAAGGCATATCACTTCTACGATGGCAACAAGGAAGTCTGGCTGCCTAAAAGTCAGTGCGAGTGGGACGACAGAGCTAAGGTGATGACGATGCCTGAATGGCTCGCTATGGAGAAGGAGTTGATCTAACACAATGGCCCAGTTTGCACCAGTAGCACCACCTCAAGTACTGCGCGCGCTTCGGGAGATGGGCGAGCATGTTGCCGGACGCTATCACCTTCTTCTTGCTCATGACGTCGTCGATCATCCTCATCTGTATAAGGATCTTCTTCCTCCGGGCTCCTTTGTTATCCTGGACAATAGTATTATCGAGCTTGGTCACCCTGTCGATGCTCGAACGATGCGTAGGGCTTTGGAGATAGTCCCGTCCCAAGTAGTGGTCCTGCCTGACATGATACGTGAGTTCGACCAAACCCTCGAGCTATCGTTCATGGCTGCAGAGCAATACAGAGAGTTCATTG